GTCAGTGGCCGTGCTGTTTCAGTCTTAGCACTCTCAAAGTATTGGTTAGCTCGTGTGGTTTCACCGTCCCTGTACGTCTCCAGACTTTCAATGCGTGTCTTAAAACCTGCTGCTGTTTGTTCGGCAGTGGTCTTGTTCTGTTGCACCGTACCGTTGAGGTTTTGGACGGTCGTTTGCAAACTTGCATAATTTTGGTCTGCGTTCTGTTTGTATTCAGCTACTTTTTGCTCGAGGTCAGCTTCGTTTGGACTGTAATCAGTTGCAACATTGCCACGTTCTAACTTGTACCCACCAAAAAAAAGATAAGCGTCACTATTAAATCGTTCAAGACGCGGCATTATCCAGCCATCTTTAGTGATTTTGATTTTAATAGCAATTCGTTGATATTCGTCAGCCAAGTCGAAACTTACAGCGTTTTGACTATTAGCAGAGTCAAACCCTACAAGTCCTGTTGCCATAGGTTGTTTTAAGGAGTGATTCAAATAAAATGTGATCCTGTCCGTTTCGGCGCTACTTTTGACGTATGCACTAAACACATATTCTTCGCCAGCTTTTACCTCAAAATATTGCGTACGTCCGCCCCACATTGAATTTTTTTTAAATATCTTAACGCCCTGATAATCTTCAGCATATACTCCAGTGCCGCCAACCCAATTCGTACCGCTAAAATCTCGACTGCCTTTAAATAAGTTAACTCCGCCAACAGACAAGCTATTGAATTTAGCTGTCAGCCCGTTCAAACCAGTTTCCAACGTTGCTGTTTTCTGACTAGCACTGTTAGCTGTTGTCTGTACTTGTGATAATGTTGTTTTAGTTCCTGACAAATCATCTTCAACTGTTTTAGTGCGAGTTGTAACAGCAGTTAAATCTTTCTGCACACTTGACATCGTGGTCTTAAGACCACTTACGCTGTCCTCTACCGTTTTAGTTCGACTGGTTAGACTAGCAATCGTCTTACCATCGTTTGAAACAGTTTGTGTTAACTCACTAAGATTAGTTTTAGTTCCTGTCAAGCCATCTTCAACAGTCTTAGTTCGCTTAGTCAGATTCGTTAAATCAGTTTGAGCTGTTGATACACTTGTTTGCAGTTCGCTAATTGACGTTTTAGCGCTAGTTAAACTAATTTCAACCGTCTTAGTACGGTTCGACACACTTGTGATGTCTTTGCCATTTTGAGTAACTGTTTTACTTAATTCGCTGACTGTCGTCTTAGTGCCGTTAGCAGTAGTCTCAACATTTTCTACTCGTGTAGTTAACGTCTCTTGCGCTTTTGCTTGATCCGTTAACTGACTAGCTTGTGTCTGTAACTCTTTAGCTTGATTGGCTAATGTCGTGCCTTGTGTCTGCAACGCTTTAGCTGTGTTAGACAAACTTGTATTGAGATTTGATACATCACTCTGCAAATTCGTAGCTTTTGTGTCAACCGCGCTAACAGCGTTTTGCAAGTCTGTTTTTGCTTTAGACAAATCATTAGCTACTGCGGTAAGTTGCTGTTTGGCTTCACTCGCTGACGTCTTAGCAGCATTTGCAGTTGACGTTGTGGTAGTTAAATCAGTTTTGACTTTGGCTAAGTCAGATTTTAAACTATTGACAGCTGTGTTCGCTTGTTCCGCTACTCCTGCTGTTGCTTGATTGATTTCATCAGCGTATGCCTTAGCATTTGATTCTGCCTGTGTTTTAGCTGTGTCAATCTGTGTTTTAATTTCAGATTTTGAAGTAGCAAGTTTTTCCGTAATAGTCGCTTCGAATTCTTCACGATTTGGAACGTCTTTTAGTTCATCAGCAATCTGTTCTTTGAATGCTTCGACATCATTAACGATGGGTAGCTCTTCCCAATCTGCTCCAGTCCAGTAATACATTTTCGTTGTGTCGCCGACTGTCAAATAAAGTGAGTCACCTTTATGTAATGTACCTTTTGGCTCATTTTTTGGAAATTCATTACCAAAATAAACAGTACTTTTACCATCTGCAGAAACTAGTGCTTTATTAGCCATTTCTACAGCTTTACCGACTGAATCTGACGCATTTTGAGCTTGTTCTTTAGTTAAGTTGTAACTTGCTGATAATTTCTTGACTACACCAATGTCATTACAAGTCACTTCATGTTTAACCAACTGACCAAATACATCATATTCACTAGTAAATGAAACAATCCTAATTTTTTCTTGAAAATCTAATGTTTCATTGATAGCCATGATGTAATCACCTGCTCTAGGTTGAGTATAATCATAACCAGCACGAGTTAAATCTTCCATGTCAAGAGTAATCGAGATGCTGTAAGAATTATCAACGTTAGCTTTTAATGCAGCAATCATGTTGTCTGCTTGTGTATAACGTTCATCAACTAAAGGTTCAGCTTCAAGTTTTCCGTATACGCTAGCCAATGGACTAGTGTATTCAGTAACTAAACGCCCCTTTGAGTGGTCATTCTCATCAATCCACGCACCAAAACCTTTTTGGTAAGTGACAAAATCACCAATATGCTTTTCAATGCCGAGCTCATTCATGTTGAAATTCTTACGAACGACTGTAGATAAGTCTGTTCCTGTTTTTTCTAGGATTCTGACAACTTTGCCATTTACTTGAAATTCAACACCTGATGAAGTGATGATATCGTTAAATAATTTTAGACGGCTCTTATAACCAAATGATTGTTTTTCAAAAGCATAGACCTTCAATAGAGGGTCAATTGTATACGTGTAATCACTGCCAGTGAATATGAAATCAAGGTAAGTCAAGAACGTATGCGAACCATCATTTAATTGTTCATGCACTGATGACTTATCAAAGTCCCAAAAAAATTGATGAACAGCGTCAAAAGTAACATGCGTACCTTTACCATCATCAATTGGCTTTGCGTAAGTTACTACATAAAACTCATCATCAAAACGTAAACGCCAGCCACGTTCGATATTTGTTAGGACATAATCGCCTGATTCAATTTCACCAGTCAGTGAGCATTCACCGTTAACAGCATTTGTAACTTTAATAGTGGCAAGTGCACCATGCTCAACATCTCTTTCATCTAAAAATGTAATCAAACTATCACCTCCTATTTATATAGTTCTTTAAAGTTTAAAATTTTTATTGTGCCCTTAAAGTCAGTTTTGTAACTAACCTTTTTTGTTGGACTAGGTTTAATAACAAAGTACGCATAATTAGTATGTGCATTAACATTTTCTAAGTTCTTTGTTGTTTCAATGCCAGAAATTTTAAAAATATCACCTGCAGAAATATTGCCTGATTGTGAGTAAGTAAAACGATTATCTCCAATTTCAAGATAAAAGTTTGATTGATTACCTATTGCTGTTAATTCAACGACAAACGGAACTTCCAACTGCGATAACTTAGCAGTTCCAGCATAAGCAATCTGATTGTTAGCTAGTGTTACTGTTTTCGGCGTTGTTTCACCATATGGCAATTCAGCAGTAATAAAACTAATTGAAAAATCATATTTTAGTCCTTGACCATAATTACCAACAAAAGCGAAATCAGCTTCGCCTTCTGCAGTGACTTTCCAACGATAATGCCAAGCTGTGTGCGGTTGATTTACAAAATCTAAATCCCCAGCTGTTTGACCAGGGATTTGATAATTGTAAAAATCAGAATTGGTTGGGTACATTTTAGTGATATAAAAAGGCTCGTCATCTAGTAACAAGCCAAATACATCATCTTTTAGACTTAAGAACTCTTGGACATTCGTAACAGCTACACGTCCAGTCACTTTAATGACTTTAGCATTAAATGTTGCACCACCAAATACTGTACCGTTACGACCAGTGACAGAACGCTTATCAAGAGAGACTCCAGGTGCGCTGTCGTCAATATTAATATTATAAAAGCCGTAGTCAGACAGCTTGACTGATGCCGTTCCTTTCGTAATTAATAAATCCATGTTTCACCTTCCTAATAATTAAAATAATCATTTTTAGCATCTTCTCTCGCTTCACGTTCTTTCACAGTTGTATAAATCTTGTCGCCAATCAATTCATTATGGACATCAAAGACAGGTTGTGACAATTCACTGTTTTTCACTTCGTCTGACAAGCTATCAAGTGAAGATGATAGACCAGATGTGCTAACGCTACCAGCAATTGCCATAGTGCCGTTGACACCCCAGCTTTGGTCTGTAACAGCTAACGCATACTCTTTGCTGATGTCGTTGATTCTACCTATCCAGTCAGACATGCCAATAGCGAAGCCTTCGCCAGTATAGCCACCGAGTGATTTCATCACACGAGATGGTGAGTGAATATCTAATGCTCTACGAATTGTTGCTGTTACTCGTGCTGCGATTCCAGCTGCAACAGCATAGATATAGCCTGCTGAGCCTGCAAGACCACTTGCAAAACCAGCACCAGCATAATAACCAGCCGATTGCATACCACCAGCCGTGCTATACATGATTGATACCATGTGACTACCTGCGCTACTTGCTACTGCAACAGCACCATTCATACCATTTTGAACAGCTGAACGGACACCATTCATACCAGATTGTGCAGCACTTTTCGCTTTATTAAACGAATTAGTAAATGTAGAATTCATCTTATTTCCGGAAGATTGAACACTGCTAGTCACTTTGTTCATACCACTTTTAACTGCATTTGCAATGCCATTCATTGATGATGTTGCAGATAACTTAGCCTTATTGAAGTTGTTAGTGATGTTTGACGCCATTTGTGATGATGCTGAGTTAGCAGATGAAGCGGCTGAATTAAGCTCAGATGTGATATTGCTTGATAATCCACTAGCTGAACCACTTGCGTTAGCTTGCATTGATGCCATGTTTGCACTAACACCGCTATTCATAACAGCTGCTGAATTGTTTGCATTTGCTTGTGCATTTTGCATATTACTTGATACACCAGCTGATAAATTCAATGCTTGATTGACAGCACCAAGGTTCATGCTTGATGCTGCTGTATTAACACCGTTTGCCATAGCTTGCGCTTGAGTTGTTGCATTAGTACTTGCTGTAGTCATTCCAGTAGCAACGCCATTTGCCATATTATTAACATCATTGATTGTCTGGAAGCTCATTTCACCACTCATGCGGTTAACTTCACTCTTCATATTTTGAGCATTAGTTGTTGCATTCGTACTTGCTTGTGCTGTACCAGCATTAATACCGTTTGCCATAGCAATTGAATCATTAAGTGCTTGAACACTCATGATACCAGTCTGCGCATTGACGTTTGACGCCATTTGAGTTGCGTTGCTAGTCGCATTCAAATTGGCAAGACCAGTATTCTGACTAATACTATTTAGCGTTGCCATTGTATCTGCACTAGTTTGTGCACTCATTTGGCCTGTTCCTGCAGCAATTGCATTAGTCATTTGAGTGACATCGCTGCTAACTTTCGCAGTAGTTTCAGAACTTTTACCAGTGATTGTGTCCCACAACGAACCAAAGCCGTTTTTAATACCGTCCCAAACACCTTTCAAAGCGTTAGGGATAGCTTCTAACATAGCTTGACCAAGTCCAGCAATAAGTTGGACCCCAGCTGCAAGAATTTGTGGAATATTTTGGATAATTGTTACTGCTAATTGACCAACAAGTTGAATGCCTGCAGCAATAATTTGCGGTAAGTTTTGTGTAATTCCTTGAATCAATGATTGAATGATTTGAACAGCTGACTGTACAATCTGCGGTAAGTTCTGAAGAATACCTTGTACCAACATTACAATGATTTGAATACCACCTTGTAAAATTTGTGGTAAATAACTAGCTAAGCCTGTGATGAATCCAGTAATAACCTGCGTAGCGATTGAAATGATTGTTGGCAAATTCTGGATAATTCCCTGAACTAAGTTAGTGATAATCTCAATACCTTTAGAAATGATGTTTGGCATGTTAGCAGATAAACTTTGACCAAAATTATCAACAATCTGTTGCGCATATTGTAAAAGCAAAGGTAAATTTTGAACCAAACCATTGACGACATTTGCAATAAAGTCCATACCTACAGACAATAGTTGTGGTAATGCACTAGCAATCGAACTAACAAATGTACCAATCACTTGAATAGCTGACGCAATCAAACTACCTGCATTAGCACCCACACCTTGAACAAGACTAGAAATCAGTTGAACACCAGCTTGTACAAGCACTGGGAACATGACAGTAAATGCATTAGCGAATTTAGCGATTAAATCAGCACCACTAGCAATCAATGCTGGAATTTGACTAGTAATACCGTTTACCAAGTTCGTGATGATTTGTGGTCCTTTAGTGGTAACTGTAGCTAGTAACTGGTCAATCTGTGCGCCAAATTGACTATTAATCAAACCAAGACCAGCAATGACCAAACCAAGGATTGCCGCAGGTCCAATTGAAGCAAGTGCTAATTTGGCAATACTTCCCATTGTCGAAGTCATTCCACCTAACACAGATAGACCAGTACTTGCTGCATTTGCAAATATACCTGATAAGCCATTCATTTTACCAGCTAAAACACCAATTAATCCACCTGCGTTGGTGAAAGCATTGCTTATGATAGAACTAAATGAATTCGCTTTTTTTCCGATGATCCCTAATCCAGTACCAAGTAGTCCTAAATCTGTCAAAGCAGGACCAAAGGCGAATGCACCAACTAATCCTGCAATGGCAGGTGTTAGATTTCTTACAGCATCCTGTGCTTTAGACATTTGGTCAGCTGTTAACTTAGTACCATTCAAAATATGGTCAAGAGCTGGTTCTAAAGCTGTTAGTGAATCTAAGAATTTTTGCAATCCAGCTGATTCACTAAATTTGCTAACTAACTTATCTAACCACTGAACTAAATCTGTCAAAATTGGTAAAACCGCTGTTCCAATTTTGATTTGTAATGTTTCAAATGAACCACTAAGATATTCAACAGCACCTTTTAAGTTATTAAGTTTTTCTTTAGCGACATCCGCTGCAGTTACCTTACTAATTGCAGCTTGCATGGCATCTGCACCAGCAGCACCCTCTTTCATAGCAATGTTAGCAGCACGAATGGCGTCAGTACCAAACATTGTCTTAAGAGCGTTCTGTTGTTGCTCAGCAGTCAAACCTTTCAAGCTATCTTGTAAGATTTGTGAGATTTCACTAAATGACTTAAGCCTACCTTCTGCTGTATAGAATTGATTGGCTCCATCAGCAGTAATAATGCCCAATTGTTGCATTTGAGCTGCCGCTTTATCGGTTTGTGGCGACAAATTCAAAAGCATTGTTTTAAGAGATGTACCTGCATCAGAACCTTTAAGACCGTTTTGAGCAAATATGGCAAGAGCGTTAGTTGTATCATTAAATGACATACCAACACCAGAGGCAACCGCTGCAACGGCAGAAAGTCCGTATTTCAATTCGTGGACATCTGTTGCTGAAGCATTCGCTGCACCTGCTAACTGGTTAGCTGCATCGGTAACACTTAAATTATCAGATTTAAAGGCGTTAAGCGCTGTTGAAGCCACTTCCGCTGCTTCCGTCAAACTAAGTTCACCAGCAGTGGCTAAGTTAAGAGCACCAGTCAAACCACCATTTAAAATAGAGGCTGTATCAACCCCTGCTTTACTCAACTCAGCGATAGCGTCTGCTGCTTCACTGGCTGAAAATGCAGTATCCGCACCAGCTTTTTGAGCAGCAGCATTGAATTGCTTCATTGTTTCAGAACTAGCACCAGTAAGAGCCTTGATGTTGCTCATTTTTTCTTCGAATTCTGCTGCTTTTGAAACTGAACCAGCAACCGCAGCCTTAAATCCTTGGAAAACTGCAAATGCCGCACCAAGAGCTGTAACTGTCAAAGTAGTTTTAGTAATACTATTTCCCAGCTCTCCCATTTTTGAACTAATACCATTTAGTGCAGTAGTGGCCTTACTAGACAAATTTGAAAAGCCAGAACCAAGCGAACTAGCCATTTTAGTCGCAACACTTGCAGCTTTACTACTTAAGCTAGTAAGACTACTTCCTACTTTCCCAACAAAAGAATTACTGATTGTATTTGAAGCACTGCTTACTTTTGAACTAATCGTGCTAAATGCTGAGCTAACCTTGCTAGTCGCCGATGTAGCAAAGCTAGAAACCGAGCTAGTTGCTTTTGTAAAAGCGTTTTGAATAGGCTGAGGGATTTTATTAGCTATTGAGTTGACACCACTCTGTATAGCTGTTAGAGCTGTATTAAACCCATTTTTTATGGGCTGAGGAATCTTTTCGCCAATTGATGAAGCTATACGCTGAATTTCGCCAATAGACAGATTTAAGCCTGTGCTAAATGCTGTTCCTAAACGTTTACCAAGTGATTCGCCATTATTTGCCAACTGTGCCATAATTTGACCAACACGTTGAACTAAACGATTAGAATTATTCACAACTGCATCCTGTGCTTTCTCAAAAGCACGCTGTGTTGCAGTTGTAATCTTATTCATTGCCGCTTGATAATCAGCAATATCAGCACCGACATAGGCATAAATTGAGCCATCAAATTCTGCCATATAACTCCCCCTTTCTGTGTTATCTGTTCATGAAATGGTCATTGACTTTTTGCAGACGTTCAGCAAGACTACTATTAGTGGTTTGCTTATTGTTATTTGCATGAAAGGCTTGTTTAACTTTATTTCTGTCTTTTTTCTTGCTAAGTTTATTTGCACTAGCACGTTTAGCATTCATAGTGTAGCGCATTTCCATAGCAAGCTCTGACAGATTTTCGCGAAAATCAATCTGTCTGTAATGAAGCCCCTCTAAAATTGCGTCAAGTTCCCATTTGTTGCAAGAGTAGATTGTTTCTAAGTCTGTTAAACCAAGACGTGCACACTCAGTTAAGATAGTGCACTTTTCATCTTGCCAATAAGTTTTTCGGTAATTTCGACTTGAAGCGCTTCGCTGTCCTCTTGCGCTTTCATGTATTCTACTGCTGTTTCCAAGTTTTCGATATATTTCAAAATCTTGTTCTTGAAAAAACCAGAGTCAACCATTTCTTGTTGAATTTCTTCAAACAAGCTTTCCGTGTCATCAGCGTCATTATCCACTAGCCAGGTTTCAATCGCTGTGATAGCGTCATCTTCTGAAATAGCTTTACTAAACGCTTTGTTAGCTGACAAAAGAATTAAATCAACAAGTCCCTCATCATTACGATTTAGAATGTTGTTAAACAATGTACCGACACCGTCGTTGTTACTTGCACCAGTGTCTTTATTTTTAGTGGCAAGTTGTTTGTCAACCTTAAACATTGTGCGGTAATCAAACTTAATTTCAATGATTTTATTTTTAACTTTAAATTCCATAAAGTGAGTTATCTCCTAACTAAAAAATAAAGGCTGGATTTAATATCCAACCTTTGACGTGTTATTCGCTTGTTTTGATGTTATCGTAATCGCCAGTTGTTTCACCTGGGTTTTGATAGTTATAAACCTCATCAAGCAAAGCAATTTCTTCGGCAGTCAATGGAAATTTACCATTTTTTAGCTTACCGACAATACTTGCTGTGTAGCTAGTTTCGATAATATCTTCAATACCTTCATTATATTCAATATCACCAATCTTAGCATAGCCAAATTTGGCAGGATAAAAATCTTTTTTAGGGTCACCATCTTGTGTTTTCAATGTTTCATCAACAAGCACACGCCAAATTTTGACTGATTCACCAGTGTCATTCGCTTGTTCAAGCACATCAACTGATGGGTCCTTCGGTGCAAATTTAGTCGTCAACTCAATTTCGTGGCTGGTACTTGTTTTATCAAGTAAAAGCCCTTGTTGTGTTTGTTCGTCTGAATATTCAGCACCAAGTGTCAAACTGCCGTCTGTACGATAAGCTGGTAAGATAGCATTGCTGCCAAGTGCAGCATGAATAGACTGAATGAAATAAAAGACTTTTTTACCTGCTAACGGCTTAGCAGTCGTTACTGTAATTTGTCCTGTCATGTAGTAACTTCTCCTTTAATTAATAAATAGTATCAGATACAGTAATAGAGACGTGGTATACTTCACGTCCTATGCTATCATCTGGAATGATATTAGCTGTTACATTTCGACGTCCTAACGCCCTTAAAGCTTTTGCTTTAACTTCTTCTGCATCAGTTCTACTTGAACCGTCTAGGAATATGTCAATATTTACCGTAATATCTTCAATAACAGCCCCTATTTGCGCTGTTCGTGAAGTATCTGATGAATTAGAGCCAATCACAATAAAAGGCTCTAAAACGTCAGAATTTGGCAAATAAAAATAGATTGGAATAGCTAACACTTCCAATCTATCGTGTAGTTCTTTTAAAAATAAAGTTGATGGTGAATAAGTCGTCATATATCACCTATCTTTCGTATAATTTGCGTAAATTGCTGATTAATTTTGGTCGTTCAGCATCAAGTGCTGGTTTTAAGTATGGCTGTGCTCGCATTTTTCGGGTTCCTTTTTCCACATATATTGCATAATGTTGCGGTGCAGTAACTTTATAAGTTAGATTGCCTGCTTTTGCTGAAAAAATTGTATTTTTCAGTGCACCAGTATCAACTGGCGCTTTTACCTTAGCCATGCGTTCAATACGCTTACTAGATAAATCTAATTCACGGTTAGTAGCTATACGTGCCTGCTTGCCTTTGTTAGCAATTAATCTAACCATCTGGTCAACACCATGTACTTTGAATTTAATACTCAAATGTATATTACCGTCGAATTTTTGTGATATTTTTTACCCTGTATTTTGCGTTTTTTACCATCATAGATAATTTCAGAAAAACCATCATAGTGTCCTTGCAAATGCAACTTAAAACTATCAAGATTGTATTTCCCGAAGATGCCCATCTGTTCTGCATTGGTCAAATTATCTTCCTGGCAAGGGATTGGTTCAGACTGCTTCTTAACGACTTTATCACCTAAAAAATCAGCTTCAGTCGCTTCAGTGATTAAAATAACACGTTTGTTATAAATCATATAAACCTAGTAATCCCTTTCGCTTGATAATTTCGACCAACTGCAGCACTTTTTAATGTAGTTTCGTATTCATCTAAATACTTATCCCAGTTAAATGAACGACCTTCTTCGCTATCAGCACTAGCGCCCTCTGAATTCAAACGATTGTAGCGTTTAATAGCTACATCTCGAATGATGAAAGTTAAACGATTTGGAACTTCTGTTAACTCGCCTTCGCTAAATTCATTGAGCTTAGCCAGAACACGGTCAACACTTTCATTAATTGCTAGTTCAATCAACTTATCCTGCGTTGTATCTTTATCAGAAATTCCTTTAAATAATTTAACTTCCTCTAAAATCAACGCTTTATCCATAATCTAGGTTATCCTCCTACCGATGGTGTCGAAACAGCTGGTACCTCGATTGTAGCCTCAACAACACCTTTAGGGATTTCAGCGAATAATTTAAGAGCGCCGAAGAATACTGACTCATATGTAAGGTTATTAAGACTACGGTCACGACCTGAAGCAATCAAACCAGTTTCGTCAGTGTAGTCAGCAAACATTCCACCAAGGTCAGAACTGTTCACATCAAGGTAAGCAAGTACAAGGTTTTCAACTGCAGTTGAGTAAACTTTCCCTTGTGGCACGTTTGGCAACACAATGACGTTTTGCATGCCTAAAAAGTTCTTAAGTAATGTCATCCCAAAGACGTTAGAACCGTCTGCACCGACCGCTTTATCGCCAAGATAGTCAGCTACGTCAAGTGAGCTTACGAATGATACAATTGGGGCACCGTCAAATTCTGAAAATGTTTGTAGTTTACCCCAAGATTGAGCTAATGCACCTTGAAGGCCTGTTCCTTTAACTTTCGTGGGTTCTGTTTTAAGGAAAGTAAAGAAATCAGTTTTGATACCATTTTGGATTTCGCGCATAATACGTTGGTCCGCTTTGTCAATTGCCAAGGAAGCACCATGACGTGCGATAGCTTCAGCAGAAACAGCACGACGTTTTTTGAACCATTCAACTTGATATTCTTTGTTAAGTGCACGAGTCACTTTAGAAAGTGGAATTGTTTCACCTTCGCCAACACTTGTTTGGTCAATATCAGTTTCCCATTTGTAAGTTCGAATTTTCATGTCAGCTGACAACGGTTCTTTACGTGTCACACCGAGCAATTTCAAAAGTTCAGAGATGTTAGTACTAAATTTGTTAACAAAATCAATTGTTTTAATTTCGCCCAAATCGTTCATAACAGTTAATTTTTCTTCAGCCATAAATTAGCCCTTTCTAAATAATTCTAAGTTTTCTGCAATGAGTTTCTGACGCTCGCTTGCGTCCTGAACAGCCATAATTTCAGTTTTAGTCATTGCACCTGCTGTTGCTCCGCGACGTGGTTTATCTTGCGTTAGACGCTCATTCACGCGCTTTTCAACAGCTTCATCAAATACCTTTCGAACACTTGCAATGTTGTCTTTAACAGCTTCTGCAGTATCTGCCATGACCACATCAAGGAATTCAATTGGTAAACCTTCATCTGCCAAAAGACTTTGTGTTTCAATACGCAATTCTTTGACTGCGATTGCTTTCTCACGAGCTTCAAGGTCTGCTAAGCGCTTAGCTTCTTCCTCTTTAGCACGTTCATCTTTTGTCAGTTTTGCTAAACGTTCACCTTCAGACTGTGCTTGTCTAATTTTGTCTTCAGCATCTTTTTCAGCATTAGCCACGGCCCGTTGAACACGTTCTTGTACAATGTGGTTAAGCTCAGCTTGAGTGAATGTTTTGTCTGCTTCGGTAGTTTCTGGATTGTCGACCGTTTCCGTTTCAACTACTTCAGTGTTAGTTTCTTCTGCCATGTTGGCTACCTCCGTTTTAAGTCTGTAGTTAGACTAATAACCTTCACCTTTTAACGTCATGAGTAGTTTTGGACAAAATAAAAAGCTGTATTCCTACGACTTTTTGATATATTTTGCGATTGTTTCAAACAATGCAACAAAAAACGTTCCAATAATGAATAACAGCCACCCTGCCACCATCATACCAATTAAAAAGGCAACAAATTGCCAAACTAATGAAACCATGTATCTCTCCTTTTTAAACACAAAAAAAGCGCCTAGATTAACTCTAATCCTTTGCTTTTTTCGTAAAGTATTACGTTGTTTTTCCTATTTTTCTTAACGATTGTTCATCTAATTCCTCTTCATCAGGAATAACAGCAGAACGGCAATTATAGTGGAAAGGCGGTGCAGTGACACCAGTTTCAAACTCATCAATTCTGTAACACTTATCTTCACTGTGGATTCTCTTACAAATCTGTGATGTCCTATTGTCCATCTGTACAGATATGCGATAGAATTCCAAACCAGACTCTTCATAGCGTTTGATAGCTGAACGATTGACAATCGCTGTGCCATCAGTCCTAATAAGTGTTTGCGCTCGCGAACGTGCTACATTGTACTTCTTAGCAAGTTCCCCAGCCATGCTACGAACATCATCACCACGAATAAAACCACGCTTCAGAACGTCTCTTAAATCTCTGGCTAAATCATCTGTATTGCCCCAAACTTGCTGCGAATAGTTCCGACCATTGAAAGGCGTATTGATAAGTTCTTTTAATGCTGGTTCATTCAATGCGCCACTATTACCACCCATCACTTTCCTATAAGCATACTTAGCAGTTGACTTCAAATAGTTTTCAAACGACTTCTCAATAATGCCTTGCATAACACCAATTTTATAAGTCATTTCAAGGTTTAATGCTTCGAATCGTGTTACTTTTGAACCAGCATATTGTTCATTAAGTCGTTTTAGCAAATCTGGGTTATTTTTGGCCTGCTCACGATACTTCTTAGCGTTCGATTGATAATCTGATAGGTCGACACCTCTAAGGCGTTGTAAAGCGTCAGAATAGCTCATTTTGTTATCATCAGCATATTTCGTTACAAACGCAAATAAATCACGTTGAATTTGCGCTGACTCGTCTGCGTAAATCTTTTGCAATTTAGCAAACATGTCAATATCTGTACCATCAACATAACGCATAATGTCATTACTACGTTTATGCCAATAATCATTGTGCTTCTTCTTGGTCATCAGCAGTCACCTCGCCAATTCGTGGCTCTGGTTCTTGTGGCTCTTCAGCTTTCAGACGTTTCAATTCATCTTCCGCATCAATCCCAGTCACCTGTTCTAACAATTCGTAAACTGTTTGATCACTTACCACACCAAACAACGACTTAGCAATATTTGCAAGTTCAGTATCATTTTGTGGCAAATTAGGACTGAAGATAACAGCAGTTTGATTGATAGCTTGATAATTCGTTGCTTCATTGCCTCTGACTTCCCAGATGTTGACCGCTAAACGCAAACGTCGCATAAGTCCTTTTTTGAACAAGCGTTCTTGTTTGCTGCGATAGTTATCAGACGCCATCAGCTTATATTTCATGGATTCACCAGACTGGATACCGCTAAAGTTATTGTCAAGAATATCAGGCGTGAATGTGAAACGTAAAATATCGTTAACTAGACGTTGCTTGTATGCCTCAGCACCAGCTGAGTCGTACTGCTTAACCAAGTATTTAGCATCTGGCTGTGAACCACCAGGATTAGGATTGTCATCAAGCACGGCAATCTGTGCTTTTTTAAAGCCAAGTGCCACACCTAAACGACCGTTAGGATTAACACGACCATCTTCAAGATAATCGTTATCATCCGAACCAGTATAAGGATTACCAGTGATTAATAAAATAGCGTCATTACTGTTTTGTTGGAAATTAGCTAGCTCCGATTGTGACAAGTCGTATGCGTCAATATCATCAAGAACCGATTCATAAGCACCTGTGCGGTCCTCATTGTTTTTGAATTCATTAATCGGAACACCTTTCAAATAGTGTTCTGTTTCATCAACTAGATGAAGGCCAGACGTGTCTTGATTGTCGTCAATATACGTATAGATTGTATTATCAGAATACACGCGCACTACTGTTTTACGATGACCACCGCCATAATCGACTTCGTAATAGTTGACACCCAACAACGATTTTTGTTGGTATGTATCGTCGTAGATTACAAATGTTTGTTCAGGCGCTAAATGATACAGTTTTAAAATAACACCGCTGTTTTCATCTTCTTCTGGATTAAGCAACTCATAAGCGCGTCCATAAATAGACAAGTCAGTCTTAATCAAGATATTATGATAAGCTTCGTTTGTCTGCTCAGAAAACGTATCAATCAATTCTTGGAGCGTTTTATCCTCGTTTGTATACTTAACAGGATTGCCAAGCATGTAACCTTGCTCAAACACTGTAATGTACTTAGCGAAGTCGCTTGAAATACGATTATCGGCCGCAAATTCGTCCGTTTTATCAGGACGATATTTGATGTTATTATCACCTAGATAATAACGTTTAAGCTCTTCCAAACGCGCAATCTGTAACTTATGTGTGTTGATGTATTGTTTTAATTGTTCAATCCATTTTTGAGACGCAAAATCAATAGCTTCATAGTCTTCCGTCAGCATGATAATTTGGTCGTTACTGTGTGGATTAAACCTGGTTTTAGATAAGAATTTTGCCATGTTTTACCTCAAAATAAATAACTTGCTTTCTTCGTTTTCTCTCTCGTGTTGCTGTTTGCTCTCATATCATCAGCAAATGCATACCTTGTTGCGTCAATCGTGTGGTTATCCTTATCCTCTAGTCGTGGTTTAGGATTACCGTCACGGTCGACTTGATAGTCAATATTTTCAAATTCTCGTGCAATGTTCGGTGTGCGTTTTGGGTCAATACAAATGAAATCTAAATCATCAAGCCAACGTTCACCAAATTCAACCGAATCAGGACCTTTTTTAACGCCGTACACGTTCGGTAAATTAAAATCGCCATGCAGTTCCGCAATAGACTTAGGTTCAGCACTATCTGCGCCGATTCGGTCTGATTGATAACCTCGCGACTTAATCCAATTAGCTGCCTGACGGTTGCTGATTTTCTGACCATAGAATTCATCAATCGCATAAATGCCATTATGTTTCTTGTCATAATGCCAACGAACGAATGCCAGCGGGTCAGTAGCATAACCAAAGTCAAGACCGTTTCGGATATTATCAAAGTTGGTTATCAAATCATCTGGTATTGTTTCAAAACGTAAGTTATCAAACGGAACAACTCCAGAACCGATTGCCTCGCCAAGATATTCCCAGCGATAACGCCGCTCATCCCTAGCTTTTGTAGCTTCGGCCTCTTCGATAAATTCCTTAGCGATGTATGGATTATCAAGATAAGTCGAATGATGAACAAATGTATTAGCTGGTTGAAACTGTGTCCCATATTTCTTGTTAACCCATGACTGTTTTCGTTTTGGCGGATTATATGTGTAGAAGAATTTATAAAAAAGACCACTACTAAGCTCACCACGTAAAAGTGAGTTAGTAATCGTCTTGACTTCATCTTCAGTTTTAAACTCAGCTAATTCTTCAATCCAACCAATTGCAAACGGAAACTGACTGTCTTTCAGTGATTTAATACGTTCTGGATACTGTGCACCACGAAAGACAATATAATTCCCTCGTAGCAAGTATGTAATGCGCAATGGTGATTTATTGAACTTAAACAAGTGTGTCACTTGCTGCTCACTAATTGCCCATTTCAACTGCTCATAGACTGATTGTTCAAGTGTGTTATCTGTCTTACGAATACACACAGCGTTAACAGCATAGCGCATAATAAGCTGAATAATGATATGTGCCACATCTGATGATTTACCAGAACCACGTCCGCCTTCGCACACAACGTGTAAAATGTTTTGATTGAGACTAGCACGCCAGACATCATGAAATTTAGGCGGTATCAAATTTGAAAGCTTAACTGATGTCATCTTCAAACACCACCTGTTCAACAGTTGCATCTAACTCAACCTTATCAGTAAACAACCTATAACGCTTACCAAGCAACTCAGCTGCCTTAGTACGCGCTTGAACTGGCGGAACAGCGTTAACGACTTTCTGTGTACCCTCACCGTCTAAAACAAGCAACGGCTCAGTCTTTTCGCCACGCATGACAGCTGTCAGGTATTCCATGACTTCTTGCTGGTCAGCTACTTTTTGAGATTGCAAATCAGCCAGGCGCTCATCTATATAAGATTTGATTGTAGTATTTTGTAGTAATTTACTTGCGTTTGTATTTGCATATTTTTTACTATAACCTGCTTTAACAGCTGCATCCGTTGCATTACCAGAGATGATGTACTCATCTGCAAAACGTTGTTGTTTTAAAGTTAATTTAGTGATTTTCCATCACCTCCAATCTAAAATAAAAAGCCACACAAACGTGTGACTGGATATATCTTATAACTTTTCTAAAATTTTAACTCCAACTATTTTTTCACTTAATGGACTTGTTGGATCAAAAACTATCTTTTTACAGCAAACATAACCAACTCTATGCAACACCCCTGATTGTAAAAATTCTGGATAGCGCAACCCTTTCGCAACTTCAAAGTTATACTCGCCATCATCAAAAAATTGATTATCTGATATTTTTATTTTACCTGTATAACTATGAGAGTTTAATACTGTTATTTCACCAGATATCTCAAATGTTTCCTCGGTTAGGTAAGATCGTTTTTTAAATAAATTAGCATTATTAGAATCCAAGGTTAACTCCCCCATGTCAGATCCAAAATTAACGGTCTCCACCTTTGAGTTGACAACTGTAGCTAAGTCTGTAAAATAAGGCGCTAGCTGTTGTCCTAATTCTGGTACATAATTTGGATACTCATAATGATTAATAGTTACGTCATTGCCATTATTCACAATAACTATCGCCTTGTCTCCGTTATTTTCAATGTTCACACTTTTTCCCTCTTTCTTGGCTGCAGAAACCCTTTTTAAAAAATCAAAAGAATTCAAAATACACTCCCAAACCAAATCACCATGATCACCAACGATTGGAACCAATGGTAGTATATAAGTTTGACAAAAAAGAATAACATCGGCTTTAAAAGAACCTGGCCTAATATTTGTTATGTATACTTTAAAATCTTCAGCATTCTCTATCGTCATTCTATTTTGGTTAGTTAAAAATAAATATGTTTTTTGCGATATTTTTTCAAAGTTTTGCAACGACTTTATGATATATTTTAACTCGTACCCTTTTTTATCGTCCATTGCTTCACCCGAGATATGCAAAGTAATTCTTTTTTCACTTTCTAAATTCATAATTTATTTCTCCATATATTTTTATCATTTTAATCATACTATTAAAAAAGCCTTTACTCAATAGTATAATAGGCTTTCTGATAAAAAATATGGATTTTTGCAATAAATGCAACAGGAACAACTGGGCTCGAACCAGTGACCCTCTGATTAAAAGTCAGTTGCTCTACCATCTGAGCTATGTTCCTACCAACTTATAGTGCTGCTAGCTTTCGCATTACGGCAAGCTCCTGTATGTTGCGACGCGACCGCTTTAACGCAGGTGACAGGTCGCGCTCTATGTTATTTTTGTACAATATAATTTTAACACTCACAAACGTCACTATCCCAGCTGTTTTCTCGCTTTTCTCTCCCAATTCGGAAGACTAACAACTCCCCACCTCGATAGCTTTCAGCGAACTCAATCGCTCCTCGCTCTAACATACGATAAAACTCACTTTCCGAGTAGCCCAATTCCATGTAGATAGCGCAATCAGACTTCATCTGCCACTTACAATACTTCTCGATTAAAATCTGTCTGACAAACGGGTCAATAATACGATTGATAGCTTTCGTAATTGCTTGCATTTCGTCCCAAGCTGCCACTCGTCTGGTTACTTGTATCTCTGTTTGTTTGCTATTGCTGAATCCTGCCGCTTTGGGTTCTAGTGAATACGTAGCTGTAATTTTGGGTGTGTATTCTTCCCCAGCCATGCGCGAATAACGACGATAAAGAGATAATACCTCGTAAGCGTTTCGTTTAGTTAAAGACTTATCAATTTCTTTAAAGAGTCGCATGCATTCAATCTCCTTTCGCATCATATCACCTAAATTATTCAATCTTTTTCGTCATAAATCGTCATCCAATCTTCTTTTTCAGTAGTCTTGCCACATTTAGTACATTTAACGCCGTCACAATAAATTCCAGGCACTCCATGCCAAAGTATTTTTCCTCAACATAATGATGTTTACAGAAGAAACGACGCACACCCAGCTTGAATTGGCTAATCTTTTCCTTGATTACGTATTTTAAAGCTTCCCAAAAATCAAACATTATCCTTTTCCTCCTCGATTGTCAGCACCTCACTCGTTATTTGTGATTGTTACAGGAAGAATGCTTTCAGGCATGTACTCAACTTCGTACTTGTATTTATTGACTTTCGTTCCGTCTGTTAAATCTTCGACGACGTACATGTTATTTTTAGTCATGTTGATTAAGTGCTTTCTGTATTTTCCTTTTGATACTTCAGCAATAACGACTAACTTCTTGCTGTTTGACGTATCAACTGAGATAAGACCTTCTATCTTAAATTCAATCTTGTCAGTACGTGTATTGATAACTGCTACACGTCTGCGAACGTTGAAATTATCAGCTTCTTTGCTAATGTTATAAGAGACTTTATCTGATTCTGTAGAGCAACCTGACAATGTAGCTAAACCAATTGTCATGAGCGCTGCACCTGCCAAAGCTGCGATCTTTTTATTCTTCATTCTCTAATACCTCGATTTCCTCAATTTCACTATTTGTTAGTGTGAACCGTACTTTCATAATCGTACTCTCCCCCATAGTTATCAGCGTGATAGATAATCGTTTGGTTGTCCTTTAATCGCTTGATTTCATATTTTTGTTTAGTGTTTTCAAGCTTCATCTCAGTAATTTTGTTGTTATAAACAGTCTTTTGCATTCCTAGCTCAATCGTAAAGAAGACGACTGTGACGACGATTGTAAACGATAACAACATACTTAAAAACATGTATCTTTCAGCTTTCAACTTACCACCTCATAGTATTCTGTCTG